CCACCAACCGCGCGCCAGCGCCGCCTGTAGCGGCGCGCGATAAATCCGGGCGCCGGGTGAGATAAATGGGCCGCGGCGCGGATTGCGTGTCGTGCAATGAAATTGCACCGGATGCCGGCTCTGACCCCGCGCCGGGGTCAGGGCTTTCCGGCCCCGCCCACAGCCGGGGCCGCCTTGATCGCGTGCTCCAGGGCGGCCCGGATCGAGCCGTGCAGTTCGACCAGGGCGTCGAGCCGGGCCAGCGCCGCCGGGTCGCGCAGGACGACGGCAATCTGCCGGCCAGACTCGCGGTAGCGGGCCTGCCGTTCGGCTGCGGGCACCGGGCCGAGCCAAGGGCGGGTCATCGGACGGGCCTCACTGTCGCCGGCAGGTCGTCGACGTCGTCGACGTTGACCGGGATCGGCGGCATCCACCGCAGCTCGCGCCGGCGGTCGGCCGCGTTGATCGGTGCGCCGTCGTCGCGGACGCGCGGGCCGCTGACGATCGTGTGCCAGTGCGCGCGGCGGACGTGCGGGCGGACGTGGCGTCCGGTCGGCGCCGCGTCGCCGCCGGTCTCCTCGCGCGCGTAGGCGGCGCGCAGGGCGGCGCCCATGCGGGTGCCGACGTCCCATACCACCGGGCCCGCGGCGGGGAACAGCCGCCACCCGCGAGAGCCCAGGCGCTTCGGCTCCGGGTTGGCCGGCATCGCGGCCTGTCCGCGCCGGCTGAAATCGTTGCTGCTGGCGATGTAGAGCAGCAGGTTGAGGATCGGCCGCAGGTAGCTCAGGACGGCGTCGACGGCGCCGGCCGGCGCCGCCCCCCACTCGCTGAATATCGCCCGGACGCCCGCGTCGACAGTCCCGGACAGCGGCAGATGCTGGTGCGCCATCGCGTCATCGCCCACTACGTTGAGCGCCACCGCCAGCACGCGGCCGTGGACCGGGGCGATGTCCTGCCGCGCCCACGCGCCCAGCACGTCCACCTCGCCGCCTCCATCCGGCCGCGGCGTGCGCAGCCCGGGCGTCTCGACGTACACGCACCATTCCGGCAGCGCCTCCAGCGCGTGCGCGGGGATCTCGCCCTCCAGCGGCGTCTCCACCACCGCGTCGTACACCGCGGGGTCGACGCGGTAGATGCCCTGTGTCATGCGCCACGCCGCCATCGTGCTGAGCGGGTCGATCACGCGGGCCAGGCCCAGCGGCCCCTGCCGGTACAGCTCGGCCATTGCCGCGGGCCCGACGGCGCGCACGAGCGCATCGGGCAGAACATCGGCCAGCGCGTCGAGCGGGCAGTACACCGACGCGGGCCAGTCGATCCCGCGCGTGCGGCGATCGTCGATCGCATCGAACGCCCAGCGGCCGTGCCGCGAGACCTCGACCAGGCGCGCGCGCGCCGGATGCGTGTGTCGTTCGAACTGCGCCATCACACCAACCTCAACTCCGTCGGATCACCATCTCACGCACAGTCATCGCAGCAGCGGGCCGACGGCGGCAGCGTGCTGAACGGGTAGCCGCCCTTGACCCCCACGGTGCCGCAGTGCTGGCACCTGATCGTCTCGCGCCGGGGCGCGGGCGGCGGCACGTTGACCGTGGGCCGCAGGTCGTACCGCACCCCCGCACTGTAGGCGGCGACGCCGGCACCATCGAGCACGAGCTCGGTGCGATCGAACTGGGTGTCCGGATGCGCGGCGATGGCAGCCACATGCTCATCCGTCAGCGGAACGCCCCGCGCGCGCGCCGCCGCGATCAGAGCATCCAGGTCGGGGAACTCCTCCCGGCTCAGGGTTTCGCCGGTCAGCAACTCGGTGCGGGTCAGGGTCCAGCTCATTGTCGTCTCCAGTCGAGGTATCCCGGCTACTCACCGCCGGTGGGTGTGTTGAACTGCCTGTGCGGCAGGAGCGGGGCATTACCCCCGCGAGCGGCTGCGCCGCCTTTCCTCGTCCGCATCCATCCTGTCGACCCGCCGGTTGAGCGCGTCGATTTCCGCGGCGGCGGTCTTGATCTTCTTCATGTGTCGATCGCTGATGAACCCGGTCTTGGCACACTCGGGGCAATGCGCCAGGCCGTTGTCGTAGGGATTCATCGTCGTACCGTTACACACCGGGCATACGTGCATGTCGTTCTCCTCGCGAGGTATCCCGGCTACTCACCGCCGGTGGGTGCCGGCCGGGGCATTCCCGACCGTGCCGCCACCCTATCACGTCACTAGTAACGATGCAACCCCTCGCCGCTATCGGCCGCCGGACCGCAGCGCGGGCCGGTCGAACGCCGGCTCCCAGGTCGCCAGCAGCTCGTCCTGCGGCCGCTTGACCAGCCGGCCCGCCGCCACGTCGTCCAGCACGTCGCCCAGCAGTTGCAGGCCCATTGGCCCCAGCTCGCGCCGCCAGAGGCTCTCCGGCGTGTCGGTGGTGCGGCTCAAACGCCGGCCATTGGTGCCTGTCGGTTTGCCACAGCTCGAACGTGATCGGCGGGCGTCGCCGAAGACGCCTCCCGGCCGCGGCGCGCTCGAAAGCGCCCGTGGCCGTGTCGAAAATCCAGTCCGGCTCGATCCAGTCCAGGATGTCGTAGTGGCAGCTCAGCAGCACCGCCTGGCCATCGCCGCGCCGCCAGGCCTTGGCGAACGCCATTGCGCCGATGCGCGCGATCTGCCGGTCCACCACGCTGCTGAACTCATCCACCACCGCGCGCGGCGGCCGCTCCGCGATCAATCGCGCGAGGTCAGCGCGGAACCGCTCGCCGTTGCTCAGCACGTGGTACGGCCGCAGCCATGCCGGCACCGAGCCCAGGCCCACGGCGGACAGCGCCGCCGGCACCGTGTCGAACGATTCGCCCGGCGCGATCGCGTCGATGATCGGCGAGTCCTTCGGCCAGCGCGGCCGCCAGATCGCGCGCGGGCCGAACAGCCGCGCGCCGACGCTGGTCTTCCCGGAACCGGACGGGCCGACGATCACGCCGACGCGCCAGTCCTGGTCATCGATCGGGAGCTCGGCGGCGAGCGTGAAATTTGCGCCGCTCTCGCAGTTGAACAGCGACTTCACGCGCGCGGCGCGGTAGCTGTCGAACTCGCTGCAGGTGTGGTGCACGTCGACCCTCATACCGTCACCACCCTGAGCTTCTTGAAGCCCGCGCGCTGGAGCCTGGCATACGCCTTCTCCTGCGCCTTTTCGTTGTCACAGATCACGACGATGCCGTACTGCTCGCGGTACCTGTAGCCATTGCGGCCCGGCGGCGTCTTTCGGCGCGCGTCACAGTTCGCGGCCGTGTTGCTGCTGGTTTTCATCACGTCTCAGCCTTTGCGATGTGGATTCGCCAGGCTTGCTGCACTCCCGCGGGGGTGGCAGGGCCTTGGCCAACGGCACGCGGCTGATCGCGTGTACTGCGGCACCGGGCCGGCATTGCCGTGCCGGCTCGGGGCCCTGTTCTGTTCTAGTGACCGGCGGCAGCTTTAAGCGCTGCGTAGCTCATGCCGGCACCTCCGTTGTAGAGGTAGCTCCACTCGTCGGCCGTGAGCTGCGCGTCGAGCAGGAAAACCTCGTCGAGGACGCCGTCAGCGAACCACTCATGAAACACGTTGACCATGCGGCGGTTCATGCCCATTCTCACGCCCAGATTGATGTTCGGCAGGGTAGCCGGTCCGGTGACAGCCGCCCAAGGTCCGTTGTCGATCCTCGCGCGCAGCTCGCCGCCGGGGACAACCTCGCCCTGCAGAAAATGGAAAACACCAACACTAGCGGTATTAGTCGTCGGCGCTTGAAACAGCGTTGAACCGTTGCCGGCCATCGCGATCAACTTGCCGTCTGCCCCCAGCCAGAGATTCAGGCGACGGTCGTATCCATTGAGGTTCGACCGTAATGCCACGTTAACCAGCGAACAGCCCAGTAGCGACCTGGGCTTGTACCAGCATCCCCAGGTCATCGGCGTAACGTTAGTGCGAGCCCCCGGCGGGTCGTTGTCGTAGTACAGCCCCTGTTGGCTGGACGTTTGAAAATCGACGCCGTTGCCGATTTTTCCGGCAGCGAGCGCCGGGGCGTTCAGTCGGGTGAGCGGTGTCCCGTTGTGAAGCCCCACCAGGTTCCCACCGTCGAGCGCGTCCATGCCCCACCACTCGGCCAACTTCGAGTAAATGGCCTGGGCAGTCGGATTGACGCTCGACGCCATCATCATCCCCTGCTGCGCCAGCAGGCTCACGACTCGACCCTCGCGCTCGCATTCCACGCGCCGCCTGCGTTGCGGGTTGTGGCCACGACGAACAGCACGTCCCCGTCGCCGGTCGGCATAGTCGGCGCGGAGGCGCCGTCGCCCCATTCGAAGCCTGCGGGGAACGCGAACGTCCACTCGCCGGCGCCCTGCGTCACCCAGAACCCGATCGTGCACACCGCGGGCGCGTTGGTGATCGTCAGCGTCGTGTCCTCCGTGAGCGTCGTCTGGAAATAGTCGCCGAGGGAGGCATCGAACGCGACTGCGCCGCTTGCGGAGCTGGCCGCGGTCAGCACGTTGCGATCGACGCCCGGCGACGGCACCGGCTGCTGGATGCAGATCCAGATTGCATCCTCGTCGGCGAACACGCCGCCGCTCGCCTCCAGCACGACGCCCAGCCGGGTGTAGCCCGTCGCCGCAGTCACGCTGGTCACCCGCCAGCGCTGCAGCGCCGCGAGCGCATCGGCGTCCGCCGACCCCTGCACGTAGAGAATCCCGCCAATGTCGAGCGCGGCGAGCGCCGTGGCGATGTCATTGGCGTCGCCGTCGACGTCGCTCACGTACAGCTCGGTCGCTGCATGGGGATCGGCATCGTTCCAGCGCACGCAGCCCGCGCCGGGGTCTGCGTCGGTCGTCGCCGACAGGTCGGCCTGCGCGTTCGCATCGAGCACCAGGACCGCGCCGCCGAACGGCGCGCCGCTGGCGAGCAGGGGCACATTGCGCACGGCGTCGACGCCGCCGCCTTGGTTCATCGGCACGCGCTCGAGCCCAGTGAGCGGGACGTCGGCGGCGGGCATTTGCCAGATCTGGGGCATGGTCAGCTCATCCTGATTGGGTCGTCGGAGTTGTCGGTGATCGGCGCGCCGTGGCCATCGAGGAGCAGAGCTCCCAGCGCTACGACGGCAGCAGCGCGCTGCCAGCTTTCGAGGCCATCGCGGATGCTGTAGACCTCGATCCGGCTGAGCGCGGCGAGGTCGACGGCGGGCACGGTGTGGGTGGTGCCGGTGATGCCGTCCTGGTAGTGCGTTTCGGCGTCGGTCGTGACGTCGACGCAGCGGACGATATAGGTGGTGCCCGGCTCCGGCCCGATGCTGGCCATCGCCTGGTCGACCAGCTGGTCGGCCTGGAGCACGCGATCGCGGTGCGCCCATGCCAGAACAGCATCGCCGACGACAGTTTCCGGGTAGCTCTCGCCGTTGACCTGCAGCCCGGCAGGCGGATACGGCCGCGCCTGGCGGCCAGCGAACTCGATCGGCATGGCGGTGGCGTCTTCGAGCGCGAGCTGGCGGCTGCCGGTGCGCGGCAGCGGCTTGGCGTCGATCTCCTCGCCGTCGGTGTACTCCGTGACGTCGGCGGCGACGGCATCGCCGATGACCCACAGTCGCGCGCCGTCCGCGTGCTCGGCGGGCACGGTGTCTGCGCAGCCGCGGCCGAGGGTAGCAGTCATCGCATCGAGGTCCAGCGCGTCGAGGCGGCACCATTCATCGCCGAGGATGATGGCCTGGCCGACGGCGGCCTGCGCGAGGTGCGAGGCGTTGGCGAGATTGACGACAGTGGGCCCGGCCTCGCGCGGCACGACGCCGACGACGGTGGCGGTGGGGCACCAGTCGCCGCCGGCGACGCGCGCGTAGTCGCCGCCGGCGGGCTGCACGTGGAGGCTGTAGTCGATGCCGGCGCCGGGGTCGGCCGCGACCGCGCACAGGTAGCCGACATCGTCGGGCAGCGCGTCGAGCTCGGCGCGCGGCAGGGCGGCGCACACGTCGACGTAGGGCGCCTCGTAGACCGCCGCGGCGGCGACTGGCAGCGGCGTGTCCGGCGGCCGGGTGTCGACGCCGTATTCGATCTCGACATAGGCGGCATCGGCGAACCCGTAGACGTGCTGCGTGAGCACCCAGCGGATGGCGCCGCTGCGCAGCGTGCCGCCCTGTTTCTCGCCGATGATGCAGACCATGTCGTCGATGCCGCGCTTCGGGTCCTGGTAGCGCACGGTCTGGCCGGGATCGATGTGGCGATAGGCCTCGGGCTCGGTCGCGATCTCCCAGGATCGGGTGGGCGTGATGTACTCGCGCAGCAGGCGCTCGGCGACGCGCGCGGCGAGCGCGCCGGTGGGGATCTCGCGGAACTTGAACAGCTCCTTGACCTCGCCGAACTGCGCGACGAGCCCGGGCGCGCGCGCCCAGACCGTGAGCGCCTCCTTGCGCTCGACGTCGAAATACTGCACGCCCACGACGTTGACAGCGCCGTACAGCGACGAGGGCACCTCGCGCACGGACAGGATGACGCCGTTGGCGTCGGAGAATACCGGCAGGGCTTCGAGGTCGTAGTCATCGCGCACCAGGTGCAGGCGCCACTTCCCGTCGACGATGCTGCGCTGGAAGCTGCCGCCGATGATGCGGCCGATGCGCTCGCACCAGGCGTCGGGCGTTTCGTTCGCCGGGTCGTAGATCCAGCACAGGCCGAAGCCCTCGGCATGCAGCCGGTCGGCGGCGGCGCGGAGGTTGGCGTCGTCGATGTTGTCGCGCGACTCGCGGCCCTTGTCGCTGTCGTTGCGGACGTAGTACAGGGCGTGGGCGGCGTTCATGGCCACGGCGGCAATACCGCGCCCATAAAACGCGATGCCCGCAAAAATGTTGGGAGAGCCGCCGGGCACCCCATCAATCACCTGCATCGCTATCGTTGTGCGGCCGGCGACAGAAGCGGTGGCGCGAGAATGAAAATAGCTGACGCTCTCCAGAGCGACGGGCGTGCCGTTGAGCCAGAGCCACGCGCCATCATCGTGATAGATGTCGAGGTCCAGCGTGCCGACAAAATCGATCTCCCGGCGGATCCAGATTGCCTTTCCGAGCTGGCCGGGGACGGGGGTGCCGATCGTCATCCCTGAACCTGACGGCACCTGGCTGCCGAACGCGCCGTCGCCAACGTCCCACCCGCTGTCGTCAACATCGGCCGCCGAATAGTCGGCGCTGCTGCCGGGAGCCTCGACACGGTACTTCCAGGGCCCATCGACGGGGGCCTCGATCGAACTGAGCGTGATCTCCGCTTTCTCCGGATACCAACACCCCTCCTCATGATCCCAACCCTTGATGATCTTCCGCACCTTGTGCGCCGGCTTGTGCGGGAACGGATTCATCGCCCCCCAGCGCCCGCCTTCCCACACCCACGTCAGAAACCCCCGCCACGCTGCCGTCTGGTCGCGGCCGAGGCCGAGGAGGTACGGGCTGGGCACCTGCGCGGGCTCGCCGAACATCACATGCGCGGTGCCGCTCACGCCGCCCTGGTCGGACTCGCCGCCGAACAGCTCGGGCTCGTTGACGGTGATCCTGCCGCTGGCGGTGAGCTCGCCGCGCCAGGCGGTTTTGTCGGCGGCGCGCATCTCGAGGTAGGCGTCGATCTCGCCGATGCCCAGGCAGCTGTGCAGCGCGAGGCGGTAGTGGTTGCCGACCTTGGTCTTGCTGCTCTTACCCACGTGCCGACTCCTGCGCCTCGCACGCGCGCGCCCATTCGACCAGCCGCGCGGCCATGCCGTCGCCAGTGGCCAGCAGCACGCGATCGTCGATGCCATCGCGCACGAACGCGCGGAAATCCAGCCCGTGCCGCGCGAACCACTCCGCGCCCTTGCCGCGGCAGTAGCCGATGCCGCCGCGCGAGGGAATCGTCCGGTAGTGGCGGTACGTCACGATCATTTCTTGCCGCCCTTGCTGTAGATGGGGTCGCGGCCGACGACTTCGTAGAGCAGGATTCCGGTGTCCTCGTGCTCGAGCCAGACCGTGCCGCCGAAATCCTTCACCGCCGCGCCGTCTTCGACCGTCGGCGGCTCGTGCACCGGCTCCGCCGGCGGCTGCACGCGCGGGCGCAGGACGTAGGCCACGGCCGCGGCGACCACCGCAATGACCAGCTGCACCACCCACCACGCCACCGCGGCGGCCGGCTCGGCGGGCGACGGCGCGGCCGCCGGCAGCAACAGGGCCACGGCTGCGCGCAGCATCTGCCACAGCAGCACCAGCACGCTCACGACGAACAGCGCGGCATGCGCGCGGCGGCCGGCGTCGGTGTCCATCCACCAGTAGCGAATGCGCCAGCGGGCAACGTGGCGCAGGCGGCGGGCGCGGTCGATCAGCCCCACGACATCGACTCCCCGCCGAGGATGGGGTCTTTCGACGGCCTGTAGATCGCGCCGCCGTAGTGATTCTGCGGATCCGGCCGGCGCGCGGCGCACGCGGCCCAGGTGCCGGGGCAGTTGGGCGTGGCGTCGACGGCCGCGCCGCTCTCCAGGCCCTCGCCGGCCCACAGCAGCGTGATCTGCCCCGTCGCCTGGTTGTGCGCGGTGATCGGGCGAGACTCGCGCAGGCCGTCGGAGCGCGTCCAGGTGGCCCAGCCGGACTGCAGGGCGAACGGCGTGCCCACCCATTCCGCGGCGGTGAGCGTGAGCCCGCTCACGTCCGTCAGCGTGCCGCGCACGGTGAACTGCGGCGCGGTGTGCGCGGTCACCTCGGCATCGGCGGCGAGCCCCGTCGCATCATCGAGCGTCAGCGTGTCACCGGCCTGCGCCACGACGGCGGCGGTGTGCAGCACGTCGTCGTCGATCCACCACACGCCGACGAGCCCTGCCGGCGCGTCGGCGAACTCCGGCGCGGTGATGTCGTTGCCGACGACGGCGCTCAGCGTGCCGGCGACCTCGAGCGGCCCGGCGACGAGGTTGCAGCCGCGGATGCCGGTGCTGTAGACGGTTTTGAAACAACTGCGCTGGAGTTTCGGCCCCTGGTTGCCGGCGGCGCCGGCCGGCGGGTTCGGGTCGCAGGTCAGCTCCAGCTGCGCGTCGTCGTAGACCGGCTGCACGGCCCAGCCGGTCCACTCGACGCGCGGCGGGTCCTCGCTGTCCGGGTTCCACGACAGGCAGGTAACGGTGATCGGGTCGCTGGGGATGTAGGGGCGCCACCAGTTGCCGACCTGCTGCGTCGACGGCCAGCCGGTCGGCGGCTCGGTCACGCCGACGCTGTAGGCCATGCGGATCTTGAGCTTGTCCTTCGCGCGCTCGGCGGTCTGCCGGATCGCATCGCGCTCGATCTGCGCGGCGGTGTAGACGTGCTCGCCGATCGTGACGTCGCGGTCGGCCGAGGCGAAGCGCAGGGACACGCCCTGGCGGCGGAATACGAAGAGGTGGGTCTCGCGCTCAGACATCGGGCACCACCGCCTGCCATGCCGTGATTCCGGTGGAGACGCCGTTGGTCAGGTGGCGGATCTCCGCGTTGTCGCTGGCCAGCGTGGATAGCGCCATGATCGACACCTGGCGGACCTGCGCGGGCGCGATCGCGCCGCTGCTGAGCGAGGCGTCGAGCGTCAGCGTCTCGGTCTCGCCGGCTTCGACGGCAGCGACGACCCGGCGGTACAGCACCGTGCCGTCGACCAGCTCGACGCACAGGTCGCGGCGGTTGGGCTTGTCCAGGCCGAACAGCGTGTAGCCGGCCCACTCGATCGAGAGGGCGGTACTGCCGCCGGCGATCGGCGCGGCCGCCTGCAGATCCGCGTTCCAGGACGGTACCCAGATCGGCCGCTGCCGCCCGCGCAGCAGATACAGCAGCGAGCGGAACCAGCCGCGGCGGGCGCGGTTGGGGAACGTCCAGCTGTCGCGCTGCACGCGCAGGGCGATGCCCGGCAGGTCGGCGGTCACCGGCAGGCCGGCGCCGAAGTCGACCGTCTCGCGCAGGCCGGCGAAGCCGTGGGTCGGGTCCTCGCTCTTGTCCGGCCGCGCGTTGAGCACCGGGTAGCCCAGGTACGCCGGCAGGTCCGCCAGCGGCGCCCAGTCGCAGGGCTCCAGGATGTCGAAGGTCAGGGAGCGCCGGCTGAACTGGGCCGTGCGCATCGCCGCCTCAGCGCCGTCCTGCGCGATGGCGCGGCGCAGGGGATACAACCGGGCGCCGCGTCCGTGGTCGGCCGCCGTGGGCGCGCCCAGGGCGATGTGGTCGGCCTCGACGGCGTCGATGTCCACAACCTCCCAGTCGTTGACCGCCGCGGCGCTGTTGGTGGCGCTGTAGAGCAGCGCCTGGCCGCCCGCCACGAAGTCGAAGCCCGCCGTCTCGCACGGCACCGCCTCGGCGCCCGCCGCCAGCGGCGCCGCCAGGCGCTGCACGTCCGGCCAGACAGGCAGCAGCCACGTGCCGCGCCCGCCGGCCAGCAGCATGTCGACCACGCGATGCCGGCCCGCGGCCGCGGCCACCTCGAATGTCCAGCTGCGGCGCGGCCCCAGCCGGTACGAGCGCGCGTGCGTCGCCGCCGTGGCGCTCGACTGGCTCACGTCCGTCGCCCAGGCCAGCATTTCCGACATGCCGCCCGTCCAGTCCGGCGCCACCGGCCAGACCTTCGCGCTCGCGGACCCGAACGCCATCAGCCGCCCCACTGCGCGCGGATGGCGCTGCCGTTGTTGCCGGTGATCTCGACCAGCTGCTTTTCGCCCGCCGCCGACGACATGTACTCGCGAATGGCCGCCCCCAGGTTGGCGTAGAGGTAGAAGTTCGCCTGGCTCGTCGCGCCGCCCGCGCCGGCCGCGCCCTCGGCCGCCGGGGAATTGGGGCTGTAGGCGGTGATCGGCGCCGACACGCGCCCGCCGGCGGCGAAGCCGCGGCGCTGGTAGTCGAACACCGCCGCCATGCCGCGCGCGTTGAAGTCGTCGAGGAACGCGTAGGCGCCGGGCTGGCGCGCCGAGCGGGCGCGCACCATGAACTCGTCGTTCGACGCCCAGATCGGGATGCTGTCGCTGGTGCCGGTACCGGGCCCGCGGATCTTGCCGCCCGTGGCGTAGCCGGACGCGCCGGAGTAGTTGGCCCCGGACAGGAGCGACGCGATCTGCGCACCCTGCGCAAACGCCGCGGCGATCAGCGGCAGGTTCTGCGGGAACCCGACCTTGGACGCCTCCGCGACGTTCTGCGCCAGGGCCACGGCCGCCTGCGCCACCGCGAAGCCCTTGCTCAGCGCGAACAGCACCTGGTAGGCCTTGCTCTGCTCGCCGGCGCCGTGGCGGGCGATCTCGGCCATCGACGCGAACATCGACTGCGTGCTGGCGATCGCCAGCTCACGCCGCGCGGTCTGCAGGGAAGCGAGCCGGTCCTGGTGCTCCAGCTCGAGCTGCTCTTCCTGCCGCCGCCAGAATTCCTCGGTCTCCTGACCCTTCGCGCGGCCGGCGGCGATGATCTGCGCGCGGGTGTCGTAATGCGCCTGCAGTTGGATCGCGTACTCATCCAGGCGGGCCTGCTCGCCGCCGAAGCCGGTCATGTCGGTCCAGGGCGCGTCCAGCAATGGTGCCTCGCCCAGTCCGCCCATGATGCGGGCCAGCCCATCGCGGTACTGCGAGGCGTCGACGATGCCGGACTCGAGCGCGGCGTTGAGGTCCTCGATCTGCGCGGTGGCCGCGGCGACGGCCGCCTCGGCCGGGGTGCGCAGTTCCTCGCGCAGCCGCTCGTAGGCGAGCGTGGTCTCTTCGAGTTCTTGCCGGCGCTCTTCCTCGGCTTTGATCTCGGCCAGCTGCGCGTCGCGGCGGCGGGCGGCAGCCAGCAGTGCCTGCTGGGTCGCCCGGATGGACAGCTGCAGGTTGCCGGACTTGATCTCGTAGCCAACGCGCGCTTCGTTGCTCAGTTCGCGCTCGCCGTCGGCCAGGAGGCTGGTCAGCGCGATCTGCCTTTCCAGGTTGTCCAGCTCGCGCTGCGCGGCCTGCTCGGCCTGCTGCGCCTCGGTCAACTTCGCGGCGCCGCGGCTGGTGCGCCGGGATTCGGCATCGGCGTAGCGCTTGCGAATCGCCGCCTCGCGCTTGGCTACTTCCTCGGCGCCGATGTCCAGCTTCAGCGCCTCGGCCTTCATGGCCCTGATCTCGTTTTCCATCCGCAGCTGGTTGGACAGCGTGCGCTCCAGGTCGCGCGCGGCCGCCTTTCTCCACTCATCGCGCGCGCGCTCTTCGGCGGCCACGACCGGGTCGGATGTCGTGGCGTTGGAGAAATCCGGAGCGCCATCGCGCCGCGCCAGGAGGGATGCGGCGAAGTTCCGCGCGCCGGCCGGGCCGCCGAGCAGATTGCCGATGCCCGGCATCATGCCGACCATGCTGGCCAGCCGATCGCGCGCGGCGCTGATCTGGTCGCCGCGGTAGATGCCGACCATCTCGTCCCAGGCCGTGGCCGCGGCGCCCTTCAGCCCGCGCCAGAACTCCTGCAGCGGGCTCAGCGCCTCGATCATGCGCGGCGCGCGGCCGTCGATCTCCGATGCGTAGATCCGGAAGGCCTCGGTCACGGCCTCCTGTTCGCGCCCTTCCTCGATCAGCGCGCGCACCCGCGCAAGCTGTGCCTCGGTGAGGAAATGCTCTTTCTCTGTCAGGTCGAGCAGCGCGGCCACCGGGTCGCCCTGCAGGGCGCGGAACCTTGCGATGGTGTCGTCGATCGACGCGCCGGTGGCCGCACTCCACGTGGTAGCCGCGCGGGTTGCCAGCTCGAACTGCTCGCCGGTGAACTCGCCGGACGCGGCCACCTGGGCCACGGCCTCGGCGGCCTTGCGCGTGGTCACGCTATCGATGGCGTCCAGCTCGCGCGCGAACGCGGCCAGCTCCTCGCGAGTCTTGCCCACGTAGCCGCCCGTGGTGATCAGCGCCTGGTCGTAGGCGGTGCTTTCCGCCCACGCCTGGCGCATGGCCTGCACGCTCACGGCGATCGCGGCGGCCAGCCCGCCGAGCGCGGCCGTGGTGCCGATGGCGCCGGCGCGCAGGCCGCCCTGCAGCAGCGCCTCGCCGGCGCCCGCGATGTCGCCGCCGCGCAGCTTCTTCGCCGTGTCCAGCGCGGTGCGCTGCGAGTTGGAGAGCCGCCGCGTCTTCTTCTCGACATCGTCGAGGGCGGCGGCCTCGTTCTTCAGTCCGGCCGCGGCCTGGCGCGCGGACTCGCCGACGGCCCGGTTGCCCTGGCCGAACGACTGCAGCGTCGCGGTCGCGCGTTGCAGCTCGCCCCGGGTCAGCCGGGTGTAGCCGGTGGCGGCCTGCAGGTCGGTGTTGAACCCGCGCACCTGCCGGCGCGCATCGACCAGGTCCGCCCGGATGCGGAGCGCGAGTTCAAGGTCCGGGGTGGCCACAGTCAGGTCTCCAGGTCATGCATCAGCTGGTTGGCGTGTTTGCCGCCGGCGAAGGCGGCGTTGACGTCAGCGATGCGGTCCACCCGCCCGCGGCGATGCGCCGCCATCGCCTCTTCGAAGAACAACTGCATCTGCCGCCAGGTGTGGCGCCCGCCGATGTCGGCCGGCGTGCGGCCGTGCCCGCGCGCGATCAGGGCGGCGTAGATCTCGGCGATGCCGACGACGCGTCGCTTGCCGCCTGGACGCTGCGCGCCCGCCGCTGCAGGCGCCGGGTAAAAAAACCGCGGTTCACCCCCCACCACGCGACCGAGAGCAGGTCGCCCTCGACGTCGTCGAGCTGCCCCACCCAGCGGGCGTTGTCCTTCACCGCGGCGTAGAACGCGTCGGGCTTCTCGTCGCTGAGCGGGGTGATCGCGTGCGCGATCAGCCACTGCACGACGAAGATGTGCTTGCCCAGCACCGCGTTCACCTCGTCGATCATCGGCGCCGCGCCGTCCCGGGCGAACGCGAGGTACAGATCGTCCAGGAACACGGCAGCGCCGGCCTGCAGGTACATCCCCTCGACGTACGTGTACTCGCGCACCACCACCGTACGGCCGGCGATCTCGATCGCCCGCTCCGGGTGCAGCACCTCCAGCGTGGCGGCGTCGGCCGCGGCGGCCGACGCAGCAGCCGACGCCGCCGCCTGGGCAGGATCGACCGGCTTGTCGATCTTGACCGCCATGCCGTCAGGCCGCCGCGAGGATGAACTTGCCGAACGGGTAGTTCGGGTCAGTGCCGTCGAAGAGCGCCTCGCCCTCCATCTCCATCGTGCCGACGCCCTCGTTGTTGATCAGCGAGAGGCTGCTCATGGGCCGGGCGGTGTGGCGCGGGATCTCCATGTAGCAGCGCGACTTGCTGACGGTCTCGATGCCGTCGAACACCAGCCAGTGGTCATCCGGGCGCGTGGTCAGCAGCGACAGCGCGTTGGAGTTGGCGTAGCTGTAGCTGGCCAGGACCGGCGGGGTCAGACCTTCCAGGTCGAGGATCTCGCCGTGCCCCGCGAAGGCGCTGACCTGCGCGTAGTGCGTGCCCGCGACCAGCGACACCGGCGTACCGGTCGAGTCCACCAGAGACCAGTCGGACGTGTTCTGGTGGTCCAGCGCGAAGTAGTCGCCGGCCACCAGGCCGGTCGGCAGCGCCTCGGCGCTGACCGTGCCGCCCTCCACCAGGTACTTGCTCGCCCACAGCCCGCGAGCCAGGTTGTCGATGGTGAAGCCGTGCAGCGTCAGCGCGGTGGTCAGACCCTTCTCGATCTCGATCACCAGGTCCTTCATCTTGTTGCCGGAGTGCGACTCCTTGATCGACTCCTCGTCGACCTGCATCGACACGTCCAGCCGCGGCACGTTCTGGGCCCAGACGCCGGCGCCCTTGCGGCCGTTGGACTGCCGCTTGAAGTAGCTCACGCGGCCCTGCAGCGAGTAGTACTTGGTCACGGTGGACATTACTGCGCCCCCTTCTTGGCGTCGGTGCCGGCGGCCGTCCCGATCTTGTTGTCGATCAGCCAGCGGGCGGTGGTCTCGTCCACGGTCAGCGTCTCGCCCTTGGCGATCGGCTTGCCCGCGTGGGTGTGCTTGTCGACCGTGATGGTCACGGCGACGGTCTTGGGAGTACTCACGGTGAAATCTCCGGCTGGATGAGGTGTTGCGTGGCGTAAAGGTCCGTCCACAGCGCGACGGCGTTGTCGTAGGCGCCCAGGTCGCCCGTCAGGAGTTCGCAGGCGCGGCCACCGGCCACGTCCGGGGTCCAGCCGAGCAGCTGGTCGCGGGTCAGGCCGACGCGCAGCTCCAGTTCCTCGCGCAGCGCGTCGCCTTCGAGCTGGCGGTAGTTGCGGAAGGCGTGGATCACCGCGAAGGTCACGCTCATCACCTGGGCCAGCGGGTACTGCTCGCCCGGCATGCTCATGCCCTGCTCGGTGCGCACGCCCTTTTCCTTCGCCAGCAGCACGTAGCCGGCCGGCGCGGGAAAGTCGCCCAGGCGGCGCACCGAGGCATAGTCGGCGCGGCCGGCCACCATGCGCAGTCCGTCGTCGCCCTTCGACACCCGCGCGCGCAGGCGCTCGATCACCGGACCGACGCTGAAGGGCCGCGCGCTCATGCGCCGAAGTCCCGCAGCGTGCCCATCGTGAACCGGCGTTCGGGATGGCAGCTCTCGGGCGCGCCGGTGCTGGCCGGCGGCAGCGGATCCTCGGCGCCCAGGCTGAACCGGCCCTCGCGCGTCGCCTCCAGGAACTTGATCGCCTGGCGGTAGTCGCGAACGATCGGGTCGGTCTCCTCGCGCGTGTCGACGCGGTCCTTGTGCAGCAGGTAGCGCGCGATCCAGCGGGCCCAGACCGAGACGATCTCCGGCACCGGATCCAGCGGCACCGTGTACGGGCGCGGCTTGCGCATCCGCAGGTAGCCGTCGATCACGCCATCGGCGTTGCGCAGCGCCTCCTCGATGTGCACCAGGGCCTGCGTGGCGACGGCCACGTCCGCGGGGTCGAAGCCCCCCACGTCGACGCCGCGCAGCACCGCCTCCATCAGGTCGTCGGCGACGATCGGCGAGCGCTCGGGCGTCGCGACCTGGGCCAGCTCGCGGGAGAGCCTGGCGTCGGCGAGGTTGATGGGCGTGCAGTACATGTTGGCGGGGCGTCCTGGTGAAGTGATCGCGCGGGTCTGGCGGCGGCCCCATTGCCGCCGCCGGTCCGACTTCGCGCGCGGTCAGGTATTCGTGTCGTCGGCGTCCGGCGCCGGCAGCTCGCCGGGCTCGGTGCCCAGCACGCCGGCCTCCTGGTACTCGCGCGCCTCGTCGGCGGTCATCTCGACGAACGCCGGCGGCTTGACCACGCCGCCGCGGAACTTGAACGGCCTCAGCACCTCGTACAGCGCGGTCTCGGCCTGGTCGACGGCCGGGGGCGCCGGCCGGGGCACGGGCGCGCGGCGGATGGTCTTGGCGGCTTTCTTGGTGGCCACGGTGTGGTCCTCTGGCAATCGATGGGCGGGGGTGCCGTCTCTCCGGCTGTCACGCCAACCTGACGTTTGGGCGCCCCCCGGCATCTCGCTCGATGGAGGCACGCAGCGCTGCGCGCAGTTCGGATCAGGTCGGCGAGGCGCCGGCGTCCTTGATCAGGTAGCCCGCCGTCACGCCGGACAGCACCGGGGTGCGGTCGTTGGTCACGCCGTACACCCACGAGCGCCGGTTCTGGTCGCGGTACGGCTGCTCCACGTTCGGCATGCCCGGGATCGTGTAGGTGTAGCCGTAGCTGGGCTCGGCGGCGTTGCGGCGGTTGCTGCCGGTCGGCGGCGCCACGTAGGCCAGGATCACGTCATCGCCCCAGACGTCGCCGAAGTCGTCGTCCTGGCCGGTGGCCACCACCGCCTCGCCGACCACCACGTTCGGGATCTCCCACATGTCGGCGAGGATCTGCGTGGTCAGCGTGCTGAACCCGCGGTGCTTGAGGTACTCGATGATCTTGGCGTTGGCCTTGGCCGCGGCATAGGCGCTGGCCGACAGCACGCAGGTGTTCGGGCGGATGCCGATCGAGGCGCGAATGGCGTTCTTGCCGGTCTCGATGTCGTCGGTCGGGTCGCCCGCGGAACCGCGCCAGCGGCTGGTGCTGGTCAGCGACACCTTGTGGTCGTTGTCGTAGTTCGCATCGTTCCGCGCGATGGTCGCCTGCTCGTGCTCGGTCTCGAGCTGGAACACGCCCAGCACCAGGTCGACCGCGTCGCTGGCCGAGTCGATGCCCGGCACCTTGAGCGCGTCGTTCGCGGTCTCGTCCGGCACCAGGGCCTCCAGCGCGCTGGGCACGATGGCGTACTTCTCGCCTTCGTAGCCGAAGGCGACGCGCTTGGTCGCGCTGCCCGGCGCGCGCTTGGTGTTGTACAGGCGGAACGACTCTTTGCCGAACGTGAGGATCTGGCCGCCGTACGTCTGCACCGTCGCCTGCGGGAACAGCATGTGGCCGACGTTGCCCGGGCGCTTGTAGCCCTGGGCGTGGGTGGTCAGGATCGGGTCGATGACGCGAGCCTGGGCGGGAGTCTGCTGGGTCATGGTCTTTGCTCTCGGTAGCGGGTGATGACGCGGCAACGCCGCTCAGGTCGGTGGATCGGTGGAATCGCGGTGCGGCGGTCAGCCGCCGCCGGCCGGCGCCGGCACGCTCTGGATGAGCAGCACTTCGATGCGGTCGCCGTCGGCGGCGGCCGCCTGCAGGGCCTGGCCCACCACGACGCCGGTGGTGGCGGCGACGGCCTTGCCGGAGGTGCCCACCTGGATGAACTCGCCCGCGTCGATCTCGCCGCCGGCGGTGACCACCGCGGTGCCGAGCACGTCGCAGGGCACCAGCTCGCCGATCGCGGCCTTGGTGGCGGTGACGCCGGTGGCGGTCTCCGCGGCGACCGCGTAGGTGCCGGTGGCCACGTCGATGAAGCGCTCGGCCTCCAGCTGCGCGGTCGCGGCGATGGCGAGGGTCAGGATGGAAATTTTCTGGGTCATGGTCGTGCGCTCCGGCGCGTGCGATGGGTGGGACGTGCGATCAGCCGCCGACGGCCTTCACCGCGGCGAGGTACGGGGTGTTCGGGTGCTGGCGCTGGTAGTCGAGCGCGCGCGAGTGCAGCTCCATGCGCCCGGCGTCCACGTTCATGCCGCCGGGGGCGGCGAACGCCGGCGCCTGGGCAGCGCCGCGCGCGTGGTCGCCCGACTTCTCGCTGAAATCCACCTGCACCGGCAGGTTGGTGAGCAGCTCGCGCAGCACGTCGGCGGCGCCGTGGTCGGCCGCGGCCTCGCCCTCGGCCTGGCTGAAATTCAGGACCGTGCCGGCCGGCAGCGACAGCAGCAGCTCCACCACGCCGTTGCGCTGGCGCGGCAGCAGCTGGCCGGACTCGACCAGGCCGTCGGCGAACTCGGCGGCGTCGGCGCGCAGGGCGGCGGCCTCGCGCTCGCGCAGGGCCTGCTCGCGCTGGTCGAGTTCCTGCTGGCGGGTGTCGAGCTGGGTCTCTCGCTCGGCGAACTGGGCGGCGGTGTCGTTGGACATTTCTTCGGCTCCGGTGGCGGTGGGCTCGGCGAACGCCGTATGCGTGCGCCAGTCGTCGTCGCGCGAGGTCACCTCGGCGATGGCGTTGATCTGGTACTGGGGGATGACGCGGTCGGCGGTCTCGGCCCCATCGCGCTCGATGACCCAGTCGCGCAGGCGCTGGAACACGTCGCGGATCGACCAGCCCAGGTTCGACAGCGGGATGGCGAACTCGGGCGCTTCGCCGCCATCGGCGAACTGGGCGGACGGCAGGCCCTTCACTGCCGGCGCCTGGGCGCCCAGGAAGCCGATGTGCTTGAGGTAGAGCTTCCCGGGCTTCGGATTGCCGGGCGTGTCGCGCAGGTAGATCGAGGCGCTGATCTTCTTCAGGCGGCCGGCGTTGACCAGGCCGGCGAACTGCGCCTCCACCTGGTGCGGCTCGGCGAAGAGGATGCCGTTGTCGGCACGCAGGGCCTTGGCCCAGCCGTAGGCCGGCGCGTCGGTCTTCGGGTGCCCGACCACCAGCGGCGCTTCCGACACGTCGGGATCGTAGCTGTCGACGATCTCCTGGATATCGGCTTCGCTGAAGCTGTAGGGCTTGCCGTCGCTGGCCACGTGCGTGCCGGCGCCGAAGATCGCAAGGTTGCCGCGGGGTGTGTCCATGCCGCCATCGTTGCGGCCCGACACCGGGGAGTCATTTGAAGCGCTTCAAAGCGTGCGGGTCGCGCGCGCGAGGGTGGCCGGCAGGGGCGTACTGCGGGGCCATCCTGCCGCGGCCGGCGATGCACAGGCCACCACGGCGCCACAGCCGCCACCGTTCGCGCTGGAACAGGTGTCTAACAGCATTCCAGGGCGACGGAGCCCCGATGATGCCACCCCGGGCGTGGAGGCGCGCACAGCGCGATTGGCGCGGTCATCCCCGGAACCAGCCTTCGACGTGTTCGCGGGCGATGTCGAGCACGTCGGTCCGGTCCTGCTCCGACAGGCCCAGCCACGGCCGCGCGGGGATATGGCGCCAGCCGACGCCCGGGATGTTCCCGCGTCCGCCGAACTGGTGCATCGCGCCGTAGATGGCATTCGTGCCCACGAAGAGTTCGTCGCCGACAACCTGGTGCGAGAACTGGTCGAAGATCATGTGCTCGTCGCGCTCCAGGATGGTGCGCCCCGGATGGGTCTGCCGCTTCTTGCGGGCGTACTCGGGATTGAGGGGCTCGAACGGCGTGCCGTCCGGCGAGACCTGCCGCTCGCGCCGGTCGCGGGTGCTGTTGACCAGGTGGAAGCCGATGTCGTCCAGCATCAGCTGCAGCTCGTCGCCTTCGAGCGCGGCGTGCGCCGAGGCGACGGCGGGCGTGGCGGTGTCGCGCGTGATCTCGAGGTAGACGCCAGCCATCAGAGTTTCCCCTGCAGCAGTTCGAGGTCGCCGCTGCGCACGCGGCGGCGCAGCTCGCCCAGGTCGAGCGCCGCATCGGCCGCCTGCGCGGGGCTGGCGCTGGTGTCGACGCGCAGCACGCGGCGGCTGCGGGCCGGCCCGACCACGTACAGCAGCGAGCGCGACGACTGCTCGAGCAGCACGGCCACGGGATCCGCGAGCAGCGACGGCAGCGCCGCGCCGGCCGCGCTCGGCGCGGCGATGCCGATCGCGGCGGCGGCGGGCACTGCACCGCGGCTGGTCATCGCGCGCACGATCGTCGGCGCGATCGCGCCGACCAGGTAACTGCCCGCCTGCTGCGCGGGCGGATCCTGCAGCCACTCGCGCAGGCCCGCCACCAGCGCATCGCGCACGCGCCGGAGGCCGAGGAAGCCGCCGGCGCTGTCGGCGCCCTCCTGCGCCGGCAGCCGGCCCGTGCCGCGCAGGCTGCGCTGCGCCTGGTCGACCATGCGCCCGCGCGACGCCGGCGGCGTGACCGGCCCGGTGGGCGACGACGGCCAGCCACCCAGGCTGCGGCCGGGCGCGTAGCCGAAGCCCGGGTCGATGCCCTCCGGCGTCATCACCGTACGCGGCCCGCCGGGACTGCGCTGGCCGATGGTCACCGGCACCATGTTGACCGGCGGCGCCGTGTCCGGCCCCGACTTGCCCATGCGGCGCAGGTCGCGCTCAGCCAGCGATTCGACGTAGCACTGGCAGCCCCAGCCGTTGGCCGGAAAGTGCGTGTGCCACCACGGGTCGTCGACGTGCAGGATCAGCCCGTCCCAGCCCTCGTGGATCGGGCGCGGGTATTGCACGCTGTCGTTGTGCCGGTAGCGCAGGTACGGCCGCGCGCGCTTCGCCCGCTGGATCTGCGCCCACTGCCCGGCGTTGTAGCTCTGCCGCAGGTTGGTTTCGTAGATGATCCGCGTGCGCCAGTTGCGGCCGCCGGTGTAGTCCCAGCCGTAGCGCGCCACGATGCGGTCGAAGTCGATGCGGAACTGCTCCAGCGTGGCGCCTTCCTCGATCGCCTTGCGCACGGCCTCGCGCAGGTCGGCCAGCAGGTCGTCGCGGTTGGCGCCCGCCACCATGAAGGCCGTGTCGTGCTCGGCGCCGAAGACGTCGAGCCAGCTCTCGGTCAGGACGTTCCGCTTGCGGCGGAAGAACGCGATCTGCTCCGAGAACGGGAGGCGGCCGTAGCCGGTGCGCGCCATCGCTTACCCCTGCAGTTCCTGCAGCAGATCGTAGCTGCCCGCCAGCTGCGCCGCGACCAGCGCCTCGGCCATCGCGTCGGCGTAGTCGTCGATGTCCAGGTCGAGCGCCAGCAGGCCGTCGCGCAGCTCCTCCAGGGAGCCGGCGCGGCCGGCCAGCTCGCGCACCTGGTCGACCCAGGCGCTGCCGATCGGCTGCAGGTTCCGGCCCAGGCGGCGGCTGTGCTCCGCGAGCGCGTCATGCCAGTCGGACGAGGCGAACGCCGGGGCGTGTCGGCGCAGCAGGTCGACCACCGTGTTCCGTGCATCCGCGAACTCCGGCCCCGCGATCGCGCTGGGCGTCTGCGCCTGGCCGGGCAGCGGCGGCGCCGGCGGATCCTTCTCGGTCCACTCGCCGCCGAACTTCTCCTGGATATCCGCCAGCGAGGGCCGGAAGCCGATGTTGTAGATCTTGCCGTAGCGCTCGGCCAGGGCGTCGATGTCCTCGGGCTCCTCGGTCACGCGGTAGACGCGCGGCGGCTCGGCCGTCGGGAAGTTCCACTGCATCAGCCACTTCAGCGGGCCGCGATTGAACGACTCGTCCACCAGGTCGGCCGCGGCCTTGACGATGTCGCCGCGCACGTCGCCCTGCAGGTCGTCGTTGCCCAGCCGTCCGGGCGTGCCCTGGGTGCTGGCCGTCTGCCCGAGCACCACCTTCTGGATCGAGGCGTTCATCACCTCCACCAGCGCCCGGTAGTCCGCCGTGCCGCTGCGACCGGCCTCCAGCAGCTCCAGTTCCATGCCCTTGGGCATGATGATGCCGCTGTCGGTCTGGATGGCGCGCGTGGCCTGCAGCAGCTTGCTGCGGTCGCCGTCGCTGGCCTCGGCCTCGTACCGGCCCACGGCCGTGGGCATGCCGAACTTCTCCAGGAAGATCATCCAGAACTTGATGCCGTTGCGCTTGAACAGCACCGGCCAGTACAGCCAGTGCGCCAGGCCGAGGCCGTAGGGCTCGTCGTCGTGGTCGGCGCCGGTGCAGAAGTCCCAGAAGTACGGCCGCTCGCAGGGCACGCCCTCGAACATCGCCGAGGGCGTCAGCATGCGCAGCTCGCCCTCCTTGCCGTAGCGGAAGCGGCGGCGGTTGCGCACCTTGATCGCGTCGATGCAGACCTTGCCCTCGTCGACGCCGTAGATCACCTCGGCCACGGCGTAGCCGTAGAACTCGCCGAACAGCATCTTGGCGGTCACGTTGTCCCAGCGGATCCGGTGCAGCTGCCGGCGCAGCCACTCGGCCGCCTGCTTGTCGACACGCCGGTCGCCGCCGGCATCCACCTGCCACTCGCAGCTGGTCACCGCGGAATGGCGCTGGCCCAGCGTGGCCCGCACCTCGTCGTCGCTCAGCACCTGCTCGTAGATCTGCAGGTCGTACTGCCCGCGGTTGCGCAGCACGCTGTCGAAGGGCAGCAGCAGCGGCCCGGTGTAGCCGCGGGTGATGTCGATGCCGTCGCCCGTGGTGGCGATCTCGCGGCCGAGTTCCGGCCGGGCCGGTACGTTGTCGGTCATTGCCCGAATCCTCCGAAGTCGTTGCCGCCGGACACCACCCCGAACCCGATGGATTCCAGGTAGGCCCCGGCGCCGCCGGCGTAGTCGCCCAGGCCGGCGCTGGTGGCGCGTTGGCCGGTCGAGGCGTAGTCGATCGGCGCCACCGGCGAGGCCGCGGCGTGGATCGCCAGCGCCAGCGCCCAGAAATGGTCCGCGTGGCCGTCGGGCGTGCGCTCGGCGGTGAACCGGATGTTGCCGGCGGCGGTGGTCTGTTTGGTCACCGAGCGCAGGTCGGCGCGGATCGGGTTGCTGTACGGGATGCGCAGCGTGCGGTCCTGCATGCGCCCGCGCACCGGGTAGGCCAGCGCCTCTTTCACCTTGGGCGTGAACGTGACCGCCTCGACCTTGTGCTCGCCGTACCTGTCCTGGGCGTCGTCGGCCCAGCCGATGCCCAGGCCCGTGGCGTCGATGCAGATCCGGCTGGCCCTGGCGAACCAGGGATGGAGGATCTTCTCCTGGTCGGACTTGCGCATGTTCTGCATCGCCTCGACGTGCCGCGTGTACAGCACGTCGCCCAGGCGCTCGACCACCCAGAGCACGGTCAGGTCCTTCTTGCGGCCGATGTCGACGCCGACGTACAGCTCGCGCCCCTCGGGCGCGCCCCACGCCACGTCGATCTGGTACTCGCAGCCGGCGATCAGGTCGTATTCCAGGAAGGCCACGTCGTCGTCGGCCGGCCGGCACATGTACTCCTGCTGGAACGACTCCTCGTCGGCGCAGCCGGCGCGCACCAGGTCGAAGTAGGCCGCCTCGTCCATCGCCTGCCGCTCGTCGTCGGGCGGCAGCTTCTGCTGCAGCTTGTAGAGCAGGCCCTCCTCGAGCGCGGTCTGCAGCGTCACGCTGTGGAAGCTGATCCCCTTCGGGTTGCCGTTCTCGCGGATCTCGCGCACCAGCAGGTTGAAGAAGTTGTGGCTGCCGCGGTGCGTGGTGAACGCCTCCAGGCTGCCGCCCCAGGTGATGCCCGGGTAGGCGATCGACCAGAGCTTGCGCGGGTCGCGGTGCAGCGCGAACTCGTCCAGCACGCGCCCGCCGCGCTTGCCGGCCTGCGCGTCCGGGTTGCTGGACATGCTGTTGATCCGGCGCCCGCTGGCCAGCTGCAGCACGCGCGCGCTCTGCCGGCCGTCGGCGTCGATGACCTGCTCGCCGAGGTCGGAGGCGGCGATGTTGATCACGTCCGCCCACAGCTTGCAGTCCTCGACGAACAGCATCGCCTGGATATCGTCGCGGCTGCTGACCCACTGGTCCCACTTCGCGCCCTGCGCGCCGGTGACCTTGACGCAGCGGTACGCGGCGCACCAGGACCAGCCCACCTGGCGCGGCTTCTCGGCCAGCTTCAGGCGGCTGTTGTCGTTGATCCAGCGCGACTGGAACGGCAGGAAGATCGCCTGCGGGTCGGCGGGGATGCAGCGGGCGTTGCCCATCACACGATGCCCTGCAGCCGCCGGTCGATCGCGGCCATCGCCTCCTCGGAAATGCCGCCCTTGCTGGCCAGGTCCTGCACCTCGCGGCGCGCCTCGTCCAGCTTCGTCCGCACCTCGGTGGCCCACTTGTTGCGGGCCACCGCCGCACGGGTGAGCGTGGCGATGTTCTTGGCCGCCTTGCTGTACAGCGCGATCCGGTCCGCCGCGGTGATTTCCTCGCTGTCCTCGGCCGCCGCCTCCTGGAACTCGACCAGGGCCTCGAACATGTCGGTCTGCAGCAGGCTGATGATGGCGTTGCTGCGGTCGTCGGTTTCGTCCGGCGCGGCGTCCGCGACCATCTTCATGGCCTCGGTGCTGGCGGTGATCGCCGCCAGCCGGCGCTTGAGCCGCAGGCTGCGCTCGCCCACGGTGCTCTTGCCGATCTCGAATCCCTCGGACTGCAGCCACTCGGACAGGGCCACGAATCCGCTGAAGCCGTTGGCCACCAGGCGGCGGTCGAGCTCGGCGCGCACATGCGGCGGCAGCTGGTCGATTTTGCTGGGAGGCGGCATGGCGGCCTACCAGTACTTGGCGGGCCGGGCGATGCCCGGCTCGCAGTCGATGGTGTACTCGGCGATGTCGACGCCGTAGCGGGTCAGGTCCATGTGCCACGGACCGGACGGATCCTTCCGGATCTCCACCAGCCGGCGCATCGCCAGGTACTCCAGCTCGCGCCGCACCTCCAGCGCGGAGGCGTCAGGAAACTCCCCCTGGACCGTGGTCAGCAGCAACAGCTCGCCGGCGCCGTAGGGCCGCGCGCGGTTGAGCGCGAGCAGCAGCATCCACCGGATGGCGCCGGTGCGGTTCTTGTCCATGCTCATCAGGTCTCCCCCCCGTTGATTGCTCCCTGCAGGCGGAGGTTTTCCAGCCGTTCGAACACGCGGTCGAGCTTGGTCTCGATCACGGCCTGGTTGCGGATGTAGTCCTCACGCCGCACATAACGTTCCGGCAGCTCGACCCGCAGCTCCAGGAGCTGCATTTCGACCTGCGTCCATTTCCTGCTGTCCTCCAGCAGGAGCTGAACCTGGGCATCGGTTTTTTGCTGCGCCTGCGCGATCAGCCAGCGGCCGACCGCAGCGGCCGCACCAACGAGGGAGAGACCGATGATGAAGAACCACCACAGGTGGATCGGTTCGACCTGGAGGATCATCGTTCGGCCCCGTCTCCGGTCGTGAGACCAGCGCCGGCGTACTCCCGGATCACGGCCTGGCAGGCTCGGAGCTGGTCGTCGGCGTCGCGTCCGGCTTGAACAAGATGTCCGATATCCGCCTCTCGGCGCTGGGCGGCCGCATCACGTTCGAGGGTGGCAGCGGCGCCCGCGGACAGGTTTCGGGTCTCGCACGCGGCCCAGTGCTCCTGCAGCCGGCGATTGCCAGCCCGCAGATCAGCAACAACAGCAGCGGGCACGCCCGCCGCATCGCTTCGATCCCGCTCATGCGTCTCTCCGATGTTGGACATGGCGCGCGCGGCGTCGCGCTCGTACTGGAGCGATCGCTGCAGATAACCCACCGCATCCTCCGCAAGAGCCGCGCGCGACTCGGCCCGATCGGCACGGGCACCAGCCACAGCGGCATCCCCGCGAAACCAGACCGCGGCGGCGACCGCCAGCGCCAGCAGCACCAGCAGCGTGTAGACGACGGGCCGCATCACGCCGCGGCTCCCGCGATGAGGCCGATGCACAGGCCGATGCCGAGCGCGAGCATGAAGATCAGGGCGAACAGCGGCACCGAGGCCAGCCACGCGCGGTCGGGCGGCGGCGGCGCCGGGCGCTCGCCGACCTGCAGCAGGCACATCAGCCCCACGCCCAGCAGGAAGCCCACCAGCCCCGCGCCGTAGATCCACAGCGCCGTCATGCTACGTCCCTCAGGCACAGCTTCGACTCGGCGCGCCGCCGGTTCTGCAGGCCGCGCACGAAGCGGTACTCGGGCCGGCCGTTGGCCAGCCTGCGCCCGGTGCGCACGTAGCTCCACACCGGGTGGCCGGCGTCGGACTGGTACAGGCGGCGGCAGCCGGTGCGGTAGTCGCCGCGGTTCCAGGCCTCCATCGCCGCGCTGCCGCAGGTGGCGGACACGCCGAGGTTCCAGGCGTGCGCCGAGGCGGCGTCGAACACCGACTGCGGCGGCACCGCCGCGAAGCATTCGCGCAGCCGCGCCTGCACCCGGGCCACCGCGCGCGCGGTCTCGTCCGCGCACTGCTCGCGGGTCCAGCGCTGGCCGACCACGATGGGCGTGTCGGTGACGTGCCGGGTGAGCCCGTCGCACACCGTGGGCAGCCCGCCCGCCAGGCGGTCGGCGTAGACGATCAGCACCGGATTGCCGCTCGACTCCCAGAGCATCAGGAACGCCAGCAGCACGCCCGAGCCCAGCGCAACGCCGCCGAGGACTAGGCCGGTGTTCGATCCGGGTTGTTCGACGGTGGACATGCCGGCTCCTGGGGAAGAAGCCCGGCGGCGACACGAGGAGGAGCCGCCGCCGGGCGGAGATGCGCCCTGCCAGCGCATCTGAGCCTGCAGTGTTCCCGGCGGTCAGCGGTGCGTCATTTGAACCCGTTCAAAAGATTTCCTCGCGCGCGCGCGGGAGCATGCGCGGGCTGTCGATACCCACCGCCTGGAGCGGGACGATGGACAACCAGCACCGCCAGATTCCCGGCTACCGCGAACTGTCGCAGCCAACCTACGTGAGGTAATTGGTCGCTGCCTGCAAGTGCTCTTTCGCGCGGGTTTCGGCGGCTAGCGCTTTGTCCGCATCACCCTCACGCTCCCAGGCAATCCGCATCGCCTCGTAGATTGCGTGAAACCGTCGGTGAGACGCCTCCGCTAACCGCTCGTCCGTTGCGCCTTGGTAGTCCTCAATCACCCTGGGTATCGTGTCCTCGATCAACCAGTCGAACTCCACGGCGGCTTCTGACATCCGCCCGGCTCGCTGCAGGTAGAGCGGTAACCGCACCCACCAGTCCATTCCGACCTTTCTGTGGTGACCAATCTGGATGCCCAGATCCCGCTGCCGTCGGAGACAAGCGACCGCTTCATGAGGGGCCGATTGCCCCAACTTCGTGGCCAGTAGGCCAAGCAGGCGAATGTGCCGCTCGGCCGGCGTCCAATCAAAGCACGTGATACGGCTACCGTCGGGCGCGGTGCTTTCATACTCGCGCCGCACCCAGCGGCGATGCTCATCCACCAGAGATTCAGTGCTGCGATCCCCGAAGGGGAGATCTTCAAATCTCGCGGCCGTCGCCACCGGATCGCCGACCTCAACTGTAGAGGCCGGAGCACGGGCAACCAGGCCAACGCGCAGTCGCACGACCGTTCGCCTAGGACGCAGTGGGAACCAAGGCGAGGAACCGCTCAAGCGCGCCACGCGCCTTCGTCGCCTTTCGGCCACCCGCGAACGTGGCGTCCACCAGACCGCCCGCGGTCGTCACCCGCACCTTGACGCTTTGCGCGGCAAGCATGGCCTGCGCGAGGTCCAGCGGTATCGAAAAATCCTTCGTCGAGAACCTCGCCACCGGCGCGCGCGCCCTGACGCCCAGGTTGCGGAAGGACGTGGGCCGCGATGCCTCCAGCGGCTCCAGGACGTGCACCGCACCGTCGATGTTCAACGCCACGCTCTCGATGGCCACGTATTCGTTCACGACCTCGACGACCAGCACGGCCTCGTCGGGATAGCTGCTGGTCCAGCGGGCGCCGAATGACGCGCACACCATGCGCATCCCGCAGTCGAGGCCGTGCGGGTCGATCCACACGCGCTGCGCTCCATCGAACTCGTCAACGGCGGTCTTCGCCTTGGCGGCAATCGCCGGCCCGCTGGCCAGCGCGAACAGGACGGGCACGATCCACTTCATTTGCCTTTGCTCCTTGCCTTCTTGGGTAGTCGCTCGGCGACGTAGTTTTCGATGGTCTCGCATATCAGCGCGGAACTCTTGATCGCCACCCCGTACAGCACGTCGCGGACGAACTCGCCTTCCCGCGGCGGCAGTTCGAGCGCCGATGCGGTCCGGCTTGTTTCCCCGAGCGCGTCCAGGCGTGACGCAAGTTCCACCTCGCCTTTGCTCTGGAAGATCGGGACTTCGCCCGTAGCCAGGTAGTGACCGCGCACCTGCAGCTTTTCGACCAGGGCCTTGGCCTCGTCGGGCGCCAGCTTCTTTACGCGGCCGGCCGTGAGGCTCTTCACGCGATCCAGTGACACGCCCAAGACGTCGGCCAGTTCGCGCTGGCTGAGCCCCTTGGCATCCATGATCGCTCGAACAAGTGAAGAAACCACGCCTCACCCCTTGCAAGGTGGAAAAATCACACTTAGGATTGGTCCTAAGGCTCCGGGCATCCCCCCGGACCCAAGGCCCAAGATTCCGAAGGATACACGCCGTGACCACTCCCGCCCCGAGCCTCGATCTGGTCCGCCAGGTGCGTGCCGGCTTCACCCTCCAGGGCACCAGCCTCAAGCGCTGGTGCCGCGAGAACGGCATCCGCTTCAACAACGCCCGCGACGCCCTGATCGGCAGCTGGAACGGCCCGAAGGGCAAGGCCGTCCGCACCCGCATCGTCCGCGCCGCGAAGGTCGATGCGGCATGACCGTGCTCTCGACCTACGCGCTGACCCAGTGCGACGTGCCCGCAGTGGACGCCCAGGAGTGGGCGCGGCTCAGCCACCGCCAGCGCGAGCAGCTGCGCGCCACCGGCTACCGCCACGTGCTGCCGGTCGACGGCCTGCAGCGGCACAACGCCGACCTGCCGGCGCCCGAATGGGTGCCCACGCAGGTGCAGCCCGGCAGCACCCCGCTGCCGATCTACCCGCAGCCCTTCCACCTGCCACCGGGGGCCTGACATGACCGAACAGGATTACGCACGCCACCTCCTGCGCCTGCTGCGCGAAGCCGCGGCCGCCGCGCCCGCCATCCCGACCGGGGACCACTGGGCATGACCGCGCGCCTGGCCACCCGCAATCTCCGCGCGCGGCTCAACCTCGCGCGCTTCGCCGCTGCCCCGGAACGGCGGGTCACCGGCAGCTTCGCCAAGGGCCGCGAGTTCGCGTTCTTCGTCCGCCACGAGCGCGCGAGGTACTCGGCATGACCGCGCGCACCTACGCCGCCCTGGTGGCCCGCCGCCGCGTCGCCGAGGACGCCTACCTCGCCGCCACCTACCACCACCTGCAGATCCCCCGCGACCGGGGCCACCGCGACGAGCGCATGGAGTGGGGCCTGATCCGATCGGCCTGCGCTCGCGAGCTGCAGGCGCTCAAGGGCCAGATCACCCGCGCCGCCCGCGCCGAGGGACTCCGCCAGTGAGCCGGCAAAGCGTTTACGCCCGCCTGCTGTTCGGCCTGGCCGGCTCCAGCTATCGCGGCCTGCGCCTGGGCCAGTTGGCCGAGGGCATCGGCGAGTCCAGCCCCACCACCCTGCGCAACCTACAGCGCATGGAGGACGACGGCCTGGTCGAGCGCTCGCCGCACGACAAGGACAACTGGCGGCTGTCGCCGCGCGTCGTCCAGATCGCACACGCCCACGCCGCCGAAGTGGCCCGCGAGGAGCGGGCGCTGGCGGATTTCACGAACCGCTACACCCGTAGCCCCGATTGAACGAGGAGACACGCATGGCATCGAACAAGGGCCGCAAGGCACTGGCGCCGGCCAAGATCAGCGGCGACCAGCTGGATGGGGACAAACTGGCCGCGCGCCACGGCGAGCTGGTGGCGATGAACGAGCACCAGAGCGCCATCGTCGACCAGTTCGGCGACGGCCTGCCCTGGCACCCGGACCACTACGAGGCCGCGATCCGCAGCGAGCTGCGCCGCGGCGCTGACGCATTCCTGCGGGCCGGCAGCTATCTCGTGGTCGCCCGCGAGTGCGCCGGACACGGCGAATGGGCCGGCATGCTGCAGCGGATCGGGCTGGAACCGCGCAGCGCCCAGCGGATGATGGAGGCCGCCCGCCGGGTCCAGGCGCTGCCAAATGCGTCGGCGCCGACGCATTTGCTGGCAGCCGCCAAGAACCAGACCAAGCTGGTCGAGCTGCTCTCCCTGCCCGAGGAGCAGTTCACCGAGCTGGCCACAACCGGCGAAACGGGCGACCTGACGCTCGATGACGTCGAGAGGATGACGTTCCGCGAACTCCGCGCCGCCGTCCGCGAGGCCCGCGCCGACCTGTCCGCCAAGGACGAGCGCATCGCCAAGCTGTCGGCGGACGTCGAGAAGGAGCACGAGAAGCTCACCAAGGCCCAGCGCAAGTGGAAGACCGCCACGCCGGACGAGCGCCAGACCACGCTGGAGCAGCGCGTCGTGCAGGCGAAGCTGGACATCCTGGCGCAGGTGGGCAGCCAGAAGGCCGGCCTTGCCGCCGCCTTCATCGACCTGGCCGAGCACTGCAACGAGAACGACCTCGACAGCAGTGCCTTCATGGGCGATGTGCTCGGCGAGCTGCTCAATGCGGTGCGCGAGGTGCGCGACGGCTACGAGTACGGCTTCGCCATCCCCGTGGTCAACGACGCGGGGGCCTGATGCCATGCAGGGGGAGGCGCTACTCCAATCAGCCGCAGGGGAACTGCTGGCGGCCAAGCACGGCGAGAAGCGGCGCATCGTCGAGCAGCTGGCCGCGCAGCTGGGCGTCAGCGTGCCCACGGCCTTCCGCCGGCTGAGCACCATCACCGGCGCGGTCAAGCCGCGCAAGCGCCGCAGCGACGCCGGCGCCCTGGCGCTGAGCCGCGAGGAGGCGGTGGCCATCGCCGCCCTGGTGGAGGAAACCCGCCGGCTCACCGGCACCGGCGCGCTGCCGGTGGAGGAGGCGGTGCAGATCCTCCGCGCCAACGGCCGCATCGGCGCGGCGCGCGTGGACCCGGAGACGGGCGAATGGCGCCCGCTCAGCGTGTCGTCGATCTGCCGCGCCATCCGCCATTACGGGCTGCACCGCGACCAGCTGTCGGCGCCGTCGCCGGCAGCGCGGCTGTCGTCGCCGCACCCGAACCACCTCTGGCAGATCGACGCCTCGGTGAGCCGCCAGTTCTACCTGGCCGACGACGGCACGCGCGTCATGCCGAAGGTCGAGTTCTACCGCGGCAAGCCCGGCAACTTCGCAAAGATCGCCGACCGGCGCCTGTGGCGCTACGCCTGCACCGACCACGCCAGCGGCTGCATCGAGGTGTTCTACGTGCAGGGCGCCGAGAGCAGCGCCAACCTGCTGTCCGCGCTGATCCACGCGATGACGCTGCGGCCCGACGGCACGATGCACGGCATCCCGAAGGCGCTGATGATGGACCCGGGCAGCGCGGTGACCGCCGCCACCACCCGCAACTTCGTCGCCGCCGCCGGCATCGACCTGATCGTCAATGAAGTGGGCAACGCCCGCGCCAAGGGCCAGGTCGAGAGCGCCAACTACATCATCGAGACGCACTTCGAGGCCGCGCTGAAGCTGCGCGATCCGGTGACATCGCTCGAAGAGATCAACCGCCTGGCGCAGCAGTGGTCGCGCGCCTACAACGCCACCCGCATCCACAGCCGCACGCGCATGACGCGCCGCGACGGCTGGCTGCGCATCACGCCCGAGCAGCTGGTGCTGGCGCCGCCGGTGGACGTGCTGCGCCAGCTGGCCACCAGCGCGCCCAAGCCCTGCACCGTACGCGACTGCCTGATCCGCTTCCGCGGCAACGTCTACGACGTTCGCGGCGTGCCCGGCCTGGTCAACGGCCAGCGCGTGGCGGTGGTGCTCAACGCCCTGGACACGGAGGGCAGCGTGCGCGTGATCATGCCCGGTGAAGCCGACAGCAAGCCGGTGCACTACATCGCGCCGCGCGTCGGCCAGGATGACTGGGGATTCCTGCAGACCGCCGCGCAGGTCGGCGCCGAGTTCAAGTCGCTGCCGGAGACGCCGGCCGACGCCGCGCGCAAGGAGCTCGACCGCGTGGCGATGGAGGTCCAGAGCGACGCCGAGGCCGCGGCCGCGCGCAAGGCCAAGCGCCTGGCGTTCGGCGGCAAGGTCGACCCGATGAAGCACCTGCGCGAGGCGGTCATCGCGCCCGCGCTGCCGCGCGCCGGCACCGCCGCGCCGCTGCAGGCGCCCGAGGTGATCGCCGCGCAGCGCATCGAGCCCGCGCCCGTACGCGCCGAGATCCCGCCGCTCAACCACGTCGACGCCGCCATGCGCCTCAAGCCGCTGGTCGAGCGCAGCGGCGCCACCTGGTCGGGCGACATGTACCTGCGCACGGAGCAGCGCTGGCCCGATGGCGTGCCGGTGCACGAGATCGAGGCCTGGGCCGCCGAGCTGGCGATGCCTGCGCGCGGCGGCCTGCGCCTGGTCGATGGAGGTGCGGCATGAAGCGCACCCCCGAGCAGCGCGCAGCGATCGAGCGCGCCAAGAAGCCCGGCCGCAGCCCTTTCGGCGCGTGGCGCGGCGAGAACGGCCAGCGCGAACGCGACACCCAGCTGATCGTGCCGAAGCGGCACAGGCTGGTGCGCGCATGACCCTGCGCCTGAAATCCGTGATGACCGCCGCCGGCATCCGCCAGGGCGCGCTCGCCGATGCGGTCGGGATCAGCCGTTCCGCCCTCAACGTTTTCATCAACCGCGGCGTGCTGCCGGTCGGTGTCGACCGGGAAAAGTTCTACGCCGGTGTCGACGAATTCCTGCGGTCGCGACAAGCCGACTGTTCCACGTGGCACCAGGACGCCACCCCTGCCAACGACGAATCCAACGAGGACCCTGCCATGTTGCTCCGCAAGCAATCCCTCACGCCGCAGGCGCGGCGCGCGTTCTCCCTGCCGGCCGATCCGTTCGCCGATCCGGCGACGCCCGAGGAAGTATTCCTCAGCCCCGACATCCGCTACGTGCGCGAGAGCATGTACCAGGTGGCGCGCCACGGCGGCTTCCTGGCGGTGGTCGGCGAGAGCGGCGCCGGCAAGAGCACGCTGCGCGAGGAGCTGTCCGACCGCATCCGCCGCGACGAGCAGGCGGTGATCATGATCGAGCCCTACGTGCTGGCCAGCGAGGGCACCGACCTCATCGGCAAGACCCTGCGCAGCCACCACATTGCCGAGGCCATCATGGCCGCCGTCGCGCCGCTGGCGAAGGCGAAAAGCAGCCCGGAGGCGCGCTTCCGCCAGCTGCACGAAGCGCTGCGCGACAGCGCCCGCGCCGGCCATTCGCACGTGTTGGTGATCGAGGAGGCGCACAGCCTGCCGCTGCCCACGCTCAAGCACCTCAAGCGCTTCCGCGAGCTGAAGGACGGCCTGCGCCCGCTGCTGTCGGTGATCCTGATCGGCCAGCCCGAACTCGCGGTCAAGCTGTCCGAGCACAACCCCGAGGTGCGCGAGGTGGTGCAGCGCATCGAGATCGTCACGCTGCCGCCGCTCGACAAGGAGCTCGACGGCTACCTCGCGCACCGCTTCAAGCGGCTGGGCGTGTCGCTGGATTCGGTGGTGACGCGCGACGCGATCGACGCGCTGCGCACCAAGCTCACGCCCACGCGCAGCAGCGGCACGCTGCTGTACCCGCTCGCCGTGCACAACGCCCTGGCCGCCGCGATGAACCGCGCGGCGGACCTGGGCGTGCCGGTGGTCAACGCCGATGTCGTGCGGGGGGTGTGATGGCGGACCACTATCCCAGCTTCATCGAACCGACCGTGCGCGAAGCCGAGCGCATCGAGCGGGGGGGGGCGATCGTGCCGAATGAGATCGCCGCGCTCCTGCGCCACAACGCCGACCAGATCGCGGACCTGGCCGAGGCGCTGCGGCAGGAGCGCGAGTCGTTCAAGTGGGCCGAGCGCGACTGCAATGAAATGGTCACGCGCCTCAACCGCCTGTCCGACCACCTGCGGACCGGCATCGTCAGCGATGTCATGCGCAAGCTGGCCGACTATGCCGGCGGATTCGTGGATTTCGAGCGCGGGATCGGCTACGACGACCCGAACCACCCGCCGCCCGACCCGTTCCCGGATCCCGTGCCGGCGCCGGCTCCGCGACGCGCCCGGCGCAAGGGAGGGCGGAGGTGATGCCCGTGCCCACCATCCGCCATTGCCAGGGCATGAAGCGCAACCGCGACGAGCACTCGCGCCGCCACGCGCCCGACCGCGACGACCTCCCGGTACTGCCGCAGATCGACGCCGCCGCCGTGGGCGACAGCATCGCCGCGGTTATGCAGAGCGCGTTCGAAGCCTCCTGCCTCGACTCCGCCAGCGCCGAGGTCGCCGACTGATGCAGCTCGGCCTGCTGCCGCAGGATCTGACGCCCGAGGCGGTGCTCGACGCACTGCAGGTGCGGCGCGGCGCGGCCAACGGCATCACCGCGCGCGACCTGGTCTACGTGATCACGCAGCGCGTCAACGCCGCCGACGAACGCAGGCTGCGCGACATCATCGTCAAGCTGCGCAAGGACGGGCACCCGATCTGCGCGCATCCCGCCCTCGGCTACCACTGGGCATCCAATCCCGGCGAACTCGACCAGGCCTGCATGTTCCTGGTCCACCGCGCCATGACTTCCCTGCAGCAGGCCAGCGCGATGAAGCGTATCGCGCTGCCCGACCTGTACGGGCAACTCGGGCTCAACCCGCCCGCCGACCACGAGGAAACCCCGGAATGAACGACGTCCCCTCCAGCGTGATGCCCGACCACCTGCAGCAGGCCACCGAAGCCGCGCGCCAGCTGGTCGCCGCCTCCGCCGCCATCATCGCCATGTACGCCAACGGCCGCCGGCCGGTGCTGATCATCGACGCGCCGCCGCCCTTCGTCACCGGCTCGATCAAGCGCCGCACGCCCAACGCCCTGGGCGGCGTGACCGAGGTGTACGCGGCCAGCTTCCACGGCTGCCAGCTCGAATGGATGCGCGACATCCCCGGCACCGCGCAGGTGCAGGCGGTGGGTCATGCCTGAGCGCTACATCATCATTCCGGAGCACGCCGTGGTCGGCGTCGACGGCGCCTTCGAGGACGCCTACAGCGCCGCCGTGCAGGCCTCCCGCCGGGTCGAGAAAGACCGGGTGCCGCGCGTGGTCGTCCAGGTCATCGCACACGTGCGCGAGAGCCGGGTGCCGAAGGTCGACATCGTGGAGATCGCGCAGATCGCCCGTATCGCGGGGGTGCACGATGGCTGAGCCCCGCATCGTCCAGATCCTGCGCGCTCACGGCGAATGGATGCCGAAGGCCGAGCTGCTCGATCGCTACTGCCAGAAGGGCGCCACGCGCTCCACCGCCTACAACGCGGTTTCCCTGGCGCTCGACAACGGCTGGATCATGCGCAGGGGCAAGCGCGGAGCCTACGCGTTCGCGATGGCCGACGACGCGCCCAAGGTGGTCGGCGGATTCCGCTGCCCCCGCGGGCGCGTGAGGGCGGAAAGTGACAGCCCGGCCGAGCCTGCCAGGCCCTACGTCGGCCCGGCGTTCGATCGCGCGCAGCTCGCGCCCTCGGTCGGGCTGGTGTGCGATCCCGAGGTCATGCCGCCAGAGGTCGGCCGGATCATCGACTCGCTGCACCGCCACTTCGACGCCCTGTTCATGGGCGTGGAGTAGACGTCGTGCCGCGCGAGCAGGGCCTCCCGCTGATTCTCGCCGCCATGCGGTTCGCGCTGTGGGCGGCGCAGCGGGAAAAGCCGCCCACGTGGCGCGAGGTGCAGGGCTTCCTCGGCTGCACGTCGAACAAGGCGCGCAAGTGGCGCCGCAACTACCTCAAGGCGAAGGCCCTCCCATTCCACCCACACCCGGCGGCAACCGGCACCACCAAGCAAACGGAGACAGCACCATGACCACCAACTCAGTTCCCGCCGGCTACCGCCTCGACCCGCTGGGCCGCCTCGTGCCCGAGTCGCAGATCAAGGGCATCGACCTCGCGCGCGACGAGCTCGTGCGCGAGATCGTCGGCAAGGCCCGCGAGCTGGAGCAGGCGATCGGCAAGTTCAAGCGCCAGACCTTCGACGACATCGCCGCCTTCGTCGACCTCAGCGCCGAGCGTTACGGCGCGCGCCTGGGCGGCAAGAAGGGCAACGTCAGCCTGGTGTCGTTCGACGGCCGCTACAAGGTCTTGCGCGCGATGGCCGACAACATCGTCTTCGACGAGCGCCTGCAGGCGGCCAAGGCCCTGATCGACGAGTGCCTCAAGCAGTGGAGCGAGGGCGCGCCGGCCGAGCTGCAGACCATCGTGCAGGACGCCTTCCGCGTCGACCAGGAGGGCAACATCCGCGTGCAGCAGGTGCTCTCGCTGCGCCGCCTGGAGATCACCGACGCCCGCTGGAAGCGCGCGATGGACGCCATCGGCGACGCCATCCAGGTGACCGGCAGCCGCAGCTACCTGCGCGTCTACGAGCGCGTCGGCGATTCCGACCGCTACCAGCAGCTGGGCCTCGACCTGTCGTCGGCGGGGGGTGCGTGATGGCGGCCGCCTTCCACTTCGTGACCGTGCGTGTCCGCTTCCGCAACGGCACCTACACCTGCACGTTCCGCGGCCAGCGTGCCAGTTGCACGATATCCGCCCACGGCGCGGTGAAACGTCTGGCTGAGAAGCTCGGCTACAAGCCGGAAGCTCCGATCGAGCGCGTCGGCCAAGCCGCCGATGGCGGCGGCGAGGTCTGGAAGATCGTGGATCTGGGTGCGGGAGAAGCCCGTGGCCGCGTTTGAGCTGATCGACAAGGTCGACCCCAGCATGGCTTGGACAGGCAAGTGCTTCACGTGAGGTCTAACGCCTGAGTTAAGCCGCGCCGAAGGCGTCGGCTTGAATGAATTGTTGGGCAGCACACAAGGAGAACGACATGCTGAAAGCGTACCAATGCACCGACGAAGACCTGTACGCCGCCGAGAACGCAGAGCAGGCAGCCAAGCTGTGCGAGGAACAATCTGGCGAGCCGTGCGACGAGGGATACCCGCGCGAACTGGATGACGAAGAACTGGACAAGCCGCAACCGGCATTCGATGAGGATGAACGCCGCATCCCCGGCGAATACACCAGCGTGCGAGAAATGCTTGACCAGCAGACCGAACCGGGTTGGCTGGCTTGCAGTTGGTGGTGAGGCCCAACACCCGGAGTTAAGCCGCGCCGCGAAGCGGCGTCGGATTGAATGAATTGTTAGCACTCAAAGCGAGGTAACGAAATGAGCGGGGGAAGCTTGGATTACGTCTACGGCAGGGTTGAAGACGCCGCATCGACAGTAGCTGCGCGGGCGGAGACGATGCTTCACCGCGCGTTTGCAGCCCACCTGCACAAGGTAGCCAAGGCTCTGAAAGACATGGAGTGGATGTTGTCGGGCGACAGGTCACCCGGCAGCGAGGAGCCTGCAATCCGCGCCGTGCTGCATGAGAGTGCAGAACTCGAAGCGGCGACTGAGCAGGCGCGCAAGGCGTTGGCTGACTTGAAAGCTGCATTGAGCGCTAACACGCGCTAGGACCCAACCCGCCGGCGTATCCATTGGATCCCTGGGCTATGCCCCACCAAGGCACCACTGTGAACCAGTCCCCCAACATTGCGACCCTCCGCAGCGCAGCCGAGTTGGCTGCCGACAAGCCGCACGGCGTGCGCGTGCGCTACATGGCCGGCTGCCGCTGCGATGCCTGCCGGAAGGCGAACTCGACCTACGAGAACGAGCGCCAGAAGGCAAGGCGCGCGGGCGACTGGAACGGCATCGTCCCGGCCGATCGCGCCCGCGCGCACATGCGCATGCTGTCGCGGCATGGCGTCGGCCGCCGCACGGTCCAGGCCTGCACCGACATCGCGGACACGGTGCTGCAGGACATCCGCACCGGCCGCAAGACGCACATCCGTGCCCGCACCGAACGCCTGATCCTGGCCGTCACGCGCGAGCAGGCAGCCGACCACGCCTACGTCCCGGCGGGCCGCTCCCACCAGCGCATCCGCCTGCTGCTCGAGGAGGGCTACACCGAGGCCTATCTGGCCAGGCGCCTGGGCTACGCGAACCGCTACCTGCAGTTCAACGAGCGCCGCATCACCGTGCGCAATGCCGCCCGGATCGAGCGGCTGTACCGGGAACTGACCGAATGACCCGCCGCGCCGCCAACCCCGCCCTGGTGCGCAAGCGCACCCTGGCCGCCATCCACGCCACGGCGCACCAGCTGGGCCTGGAGGATGACGTCTACCGCGACCTGGTCGAGCGCGTCAGCGCCGAGCACGGCCCCGCCCAGCGCAGCGCCGGCAAGTGCACCCCGCGCCAGCTCAGCGCCATCGCCAACGAGCTGCGCCGGCAGACCGGCAAGCCCGCCCAGGCGGCCGCCAGCGCCCGCGTATGGGCCGGCAAGCCGAAGGGCGTGCTCTCGCCCCAGCTGGCCAAGGTCGAAGCGCTGCTGGCCGACTCCGGCCGCGAATGGGCCTACGCCCACGCCCTGGCCAAGCGCCTGTGCGGCGGCGTCGCCCGCGTCGAATGGTGCGACAGCCACCAGCTGTCCAAGGTCATCGCCGCCATGCAGATCGACGCCGACCGCCGCGCCCGCCGGGCCGACCCGGGGAAGTAGCATGAAGCCGATGGAAGCCCGCCGCGCCGAACTCCTGGAGCATGTGGCCGCCCGCGCGGCTGCCACGGCGGTGGACCTCGGCCTGGCGTCCGACCTGGCCGACCAGGTGGGCGCCGCCGTCGCCGACGCCCTGGCCGACGACTTCGGCGGCCAGGTCCTGTCCTTCCCCAAGGACTGTGCCTACCGCCTCTCCCAGCGCGACCGGGCCATCCTCGAAGCCCACCGCCGCGGCGCCTCGCTCGCCGAACTGGCCCACCAGTACAAGATCACCGACCGCGGCCTCCGCATGCTCCTCCGCCGAGCCGAATCCCGCGACCGCGACCTCCGCCAGCAGCAGCTGTTCGGGAATCCCCAGTAACGCAATTCAGGCGGCCCCGCCGCATTGCAGCCAGTGCAATCTCTTTGCATCGGCGTCCGAGTTCATCCACCATCTTCCGGGCTCTTCCGGCTAAATATCTCGGTGGACCCCCCTGAATATCTCACCCCGGGTCAGCAGCGGCTGCCGGCGCGGCCGCGGCGTCGCCGGCGATTTCCGCCAGCAGCGCCAGCAGCGACTCGGTGTTGAACGGCCGGCCAAGGCGGAAATCGGTC